GTTACTTTATTAACTTGACCTTGGATATTTTGAGATACCATGTTAATCTTTTCATTAAGTTTGTTACCTAATGTAGCCATAGCTCCTTGTAACCCAGTTTGAACTGTTGTTACTTGTTGTTGAGTTTGTGCTTGATTAGCTTGTAAAGTACCAATACCAGCAGTATTACCAGTAATCTTAGTCAATTCATTATAAATAGCACGTAATAAGATAACTTCTTGAGAGTCAGAACTAGATGCTTCAGTGATACCTTCGGTACCCATACCAAGTTTAGCAGCCTGTCTAGCTTGGTCTTTAGCCATTTTAAATCCAGCTTCGATATTTTGACGTCCTTCAACTGCCATTTGAACTTCTTTAGATACACCTTTAGCTCTACCGAATCTTAATCCGTTTTTACCTAAACCGTAATCATCAGAAGATGCTTTCATCATATCAGTTTGAGACATAGTAGCATCGCCAGATAATTGAGCACCACTACCACTACCACCAGAAGCGATATAACCGATGATATTACTACCACCATCACCCCAGTCAGTCATTTTACCGTGAACTGTATTTCTTTGAGATGCAGAATAACCCCAATAACCACCACGACCATCTGCAATAACTGCATGGTCAGGTTTTGGAACACCATCAGGGAATGAACCGTCTTCAGCAGTATTAATTAATGCAACGTCACCTTCAACGCCATTATCTTTACCAGGCTTCCAAGCATAAGGTTGACCATTATTTTTGGAATTAAGATATGCATTATCGCAATTCAAATCAATAGTAGATTGACCAGCTTGTTGTAAGTATTCGTTAACGAATGAAGTACAACCGTTATTACCATAGTCTTTCTTACCAACAATAGAATCAGCCCAATTAGATGCAGCTTTAGTATTACCGCCACCGACAGCTCCACCTACACCGCCAACTGCACCTCCACTAGATCCACCAATATTACCACCTAAGTCAATACCAAGTACTGAACCTAAGTTAGATTTAATGGAATTATACATATCAAAGAGTGGAGATAATAATCCAGGTTTCTTTGTAGAACCAGAAGATTTGCCACCAGCAATGCTAGTTACTTTACCAGTACCTTTAGATTGTAAGATTTCTCTTGCAGCCTGTTTACGTCCTTCTAAGTTAGCATATGCCATATTAGGTCGTTCATATTTTCTACAGAAAATTTCAGTAGCTTTATCTATATTACTAGTTTCAGCAAAGAATTCAGAAGCAGCTGCAGATTCAGAACCTTGTAATTCATACTTGATAAATTGTAATTGAATATCAAGATCAGATGGATCCTTACCAGCTCTTTGAGCATATTCAGCGAGGTTACCTTTACGGTCATCCCATTGACAGAGACCAAAGCCTCCACCGCCACCGATTTCACTAATAGCTGGATCGAAACCAGATTCGATAGCCATATTACCCATTATCGCAGCAGTATGAATATCACCAAATCCTAAACCTTGGAGTTTATTCCAAATGATAGGTACATTACCTTCAATACCACGACCAAATTTAATACCTTGACTAAATTTACCACGTCCATACAATCTACCTCTACCGAAGGCATTAGCAGTTGTAGTATTACGTAATACGTCTTTGATATTATATGTAGCATTATCACGATTAGACTCAGGGTCTTGAATTGTAACTTTACCAGTACTTGCATCATAACCAGTAGCAGTTACATAGTGAGGATAAGAACCAAATGGATGACTATTAGAAGTACCAGATTTAGATTCACCTTGAAGTACAACTGGATTACCAGATTTCAAAGCATTGATTGTACCTTGAGCATCAGTGGAATAAGAAGTAGCACCATGTCTTGCAGCATAGCCTTCAAAGAAGGATGGAGCAACACCAGTATCAGTACCCTTATACCCCCCAGATAATGCGAAACTAGAAGCTTCAGCTGGATTAATCGTACCTGTACCAAGTGCCATAAGAGCGTTAGCACCAGCAACTGGACCACAACCAGAATCTCCAATAGTTTGATTTATACTATCACCAGAGGTATTAAATCCGATATTAGCATATCGAGGATCTTTTTGTTTAAAGAATTTACCTGTACCTAAAACTTGTGCTTGTAAATCACCAGCTTGAGATACAAGATTACCCATTAAACCACTAGTTCCTTGAGAAAGCTTATTCATGTCATTTTGCATGCCACTTAATAAGCCATTACCATTCGCAGTACCACTACCAGCACCTAGAGGTCCTTTTTTACCAGTACCTTGAGCACCAGGAGTAGCAGGAGTTTGTGATGCTAACTGCTGAGCATTTGGTTTATATGCAGGAGTCTTCTTATTAGAATCACTACCACCAAAAGCAGTCTTGATATCATCTATAAAGCCTTTATCCTTATCGTAGATTTCATCATTATATTCTTCAATAGAATCTAATTTCTTTTCAGCTGTTTGATTATATTGATTCAATGCAGCTAATGCACGTTGTTGCATTGGAGCTAATACATCATTCAAATCCCAAATATAAGCTAAGATTTTGAAGAATAATTGAGGTCCGATTACACCAAATAATACAGAGTCAACGGCAGATGCTAAACCAGCTACCCATTTAACATCATCATTTGGAGGTTGTTCATCAGCAAGACATTCAGCAACGTTATACCAACGACTAATACCTGTAGTTACAGATGCAGCTAAGTCCAATGCTGTAATGATACCAATTACGATACCACCAATACCAGCAGTAATTGCAGTAACGCCTACATAAGTACCAGCTTTAGCTAAAAGTTTAGCAAATTTAGCAGAACCTTTGATACCATCTAAAATCATAGTAGCTAATTTAGGAGCAAATTGTGCACCTTTCTCAGCTAACTTAGGTATATATGTAGAGATCTTTTCGATACCTTTAGTTAAGATTTCTTTTAAGAAGTCCATAGTTTTATCGGCAGCTTTAGAAGCAACTTCTCCAACTTTACTTATACCAGATTTAACAAAATCTGCTGCTTTAGAGAATAAGCCACTACCTTTAATAGCATTCTTAGCAGTACCATCTAGTAATGCAGATCCAGCAACACCAGCTCTATCTCGAATAGCCCAGCCAATCTTAGATAAACCTTCTTTAGATGCACCGAAAGCTCTACTCATAATAGATGAAGATAACTTACCTAAACGACTTGCTTTAACTGCATCTTCAGAGGACTTAGCAATTTTACCTATATCTTTACCAAGTTTAGTATTCTTATAGACAAATTTACCAGCTCTCCAAGATTTACCAAAGCTCTTAGAACGTTTAAGTTCTTTAGCGAAACTAAATCCAGCTTTACCTAATTTTAAACCGCCGCCAATACCTTTACCGATACCTTTGACACCTTTATAGATACCTCTACCGGCTTTAAATGTTTTATATCCTAAGAATCCTAAGACACCACCATTGACTGCCATACCCCCCAATGTAGGATTGTATGTTGTTTTCATTTTAGGAGTACCATCAGGATTAAATACAGGATTACCATTTTCATCAGTTTCTTGCTGTTCTTCTTTACCAATAAAGCCGTCAAGTAATCCTCCAAGAGCACTACCTACACCTTTAACGAATAATGGAATTACAGTATTCTTTAAGAATCCACCAATTGCTGGTAATAAAGTATGAGTTAAGATCTTACCAATCTCTGGAAGCATTGGACCTAAGAATGATAATAGTAAACCACCACCAAGGATAGTTCCTAGACCACCAAATAATCCACCGCCTTTACCAAAGATTCCATCTACTATATCATGTAAGAAGCCTTGAGATTTTTCTTTAACATTTTTGGCGCCTTCTTTAGCAGAGTCACCAAATCCTTTAAGTTTACCAAGAGCTTTAGAGAATATAGAACCTTGACGTTCTGCATTCTTTTCATCTTTAGCATCTTCTTCTTTCTTCTTATCATGAGCAGATTCAGTATCAGCTTTATTTTTAGAACCATCAGTAGATTCATAGGTTTCATTACCATCAGCATCAACAGAACGTTCTTTATGAGAACCAGTTTGAGCAATTTCATTAGCTTGACTAGCAGCAGCTGTTTTAGGAGCAATATTAGCAGCATTACCAGCTACAGTAGACGCTACAGCACCAGCAGCTTTATTAGTTGCAGTAGATTTAGTAATATCACCAATCATTCTAGTAAATGCAACTTGTTCATCTGGAGTACTAGCATTAGTAAATTGCCATCTATTATTCCAAGCCCAGTCTGCAGCTTGAGAAGAGATAGATGGATCCATACCATAGTCGATAAGCTGTTCAAAATATTTAAGTTGCTCAGCCGACATTCCTATATAATTGGATAATGGAGATTTAAAGTTGAAATCTTTATCATGTCTACCAAGATAAGTAGCAATTTTAACCAAGCTTTTAAATGCACCATCGGCAATTTTTTCTGGAGCTAATGCTGCTGGATCGCCAATAGATTGAATAGCAGTAGGTCCCATTACCATAGCAAGTTGAGAATAACGTTTAAGAGTTTTAGTACTCAATTTAGATAAAGCATCTAAATCAATCTTAGTACCTTCAGGAAGTTTCTTAAGAGCATTTAACTTACGTTTATTTTTCTTACCCATAATAAATGAAGCATTATTACCAGTAACGTCAAGATGACCTAAGTTTTGATTAACAAATCTTCTTGAATCAGAATCAACTTCACCTCTAAACATTTCAACTGTTTCTTCATCTTTAGCTCTAGTTAAATCATCATAATAGTTTTTATCATAAGCACCATTTTCAGATTTAATTAAAGCATCTCTAATTTGAGATAAGATATCATTGGTTTGAGACATACCTTCAGCTACATTCTTAGCTTCTTCAGTAGTGAATTTTTCACCATTTTTACCAATTAGACGTTCAGCATCTTCAGCACGACTACGCTCAGCACTTACTTGGTCTAAAGCAATACCTAAGGATTTTCTATCTGTAGGATCAATATTATACTTCTTAAGAGTTTCTTGAGCAGCTTTCATTTGCTCTTTACTAAATTTCTTTCTACCTCTAGCAGCTTGAATAAATTCAACTTCTTTTTCAAAAGCATCCATTACTGCTTTTTTATCATTTGCAGGAATATCTAAACTAGATATAAATGCAGCTGCATCTCTAGTATTACCATCATAAGCAAACTGACAAACTTTCTTAACAGCAGATGCTGGTAAGTATTTCTTAATCTTACTTTCTAGACGTTTGATAGTAGAGCGTTCAGCACCACCACCAACTTTAAATTGACTATTAAAGATACTTAAGCTACTTTCAAGTGTATTTAAGTCTTCAACAGATGCGGTAGCTAATGCCATATCACGTTCACGATTAGCATAATTTCTACCTTCCATTAAGTTAAGACGTTCATTAGCACTTAAATGATCGGCTTGACCTCTTTTAATTAATCCTCTATTACCCCAGTTATTGATTTTTCTTAATCCCCAACCGAAACCTCTAATAGGGCTACCGATTGCAAATTTAGCCAAATCACCAATACCACCGAAAGTAGTTCCAAGAATCTTTCCTAAAGGTTTAAGAAGCATATCATTTACTTGCTTACCAATAAGCATACTAAATGGACCGCCAAATGCTTTCTCTAAGATATTAAACATACCATATTTCATGCTACGTCCCATATTCTTAAAGACTTGTGCAAGCATCTTACCAGTACCTTTTAAAGGACTAAATAAGTTATAATCCATAAATTTATAGAAGTCTTGATATAAAGTTGTACCGAAGCGACGTAATGGATTTACTACGTAGTCTTTTAAAGCACCTACGAGACCACCTTCACGTTCACCATCTTCATTCTTCTTACCAAGAATCATATCATGGAATTTACTAGATGTACCAATAAGACCTAATCCAGCACCAAGACCAAAGTTCATCAATAAACCCATTCCTGTAGGATCTAGTAAAGCAGCTGCTCCACCAAAACCTGCAATCTTAGGTATATTCTTCTTAACGTATTCTTGTACTTTCTTAGGAATTAATCCATCTTTACGACCTATCTCATTGCCATCTTTATCATAATAAGTTTTACCGAAAATCTTTTCGTTAACTTTTTGATTATTCTTAGCAAGAGAATAAGCTCCACCAATAGCAATAGCACCAACTGGACCGAATCCAAGCATTAAACTAGGAATAATACCAGCAGCTGCACCTTTACCAAGGTCAGGCATATACTTCTTAAATAAGGCTTGTTGTTTACGACTAATTAGACCACCTTCACGGGATCCATCAGCCATTTCTTTACCAAATAAGAAGTTCTTAGCAGTATCACTTTCACGGATAATATTAGCAGCAGCACCAATAGCAGCACCAGCTAATAATCCTCCAGGACCAAATATTGCAGTTGCACCTAAAGCACCAGCACCTGCAGCTACACCTGTACGACCAGCAAATTTAGCACTATTACCTCTAAGTTTAGCTATATCGCCAGTAAGAGCTTTAGATACTTCTGGATCTAAAGTCTTAGCATAATCTTCAAACTTATCTAAACCAGTTTCCCAAGCAGCAGATACAGTAGCCTTAGCAGCTTGACCTAAAGCACTACCGTCAGTTGATTCAACTTTACCTGATAATTTACCTACAGCAAATTCTAAAGCACTTCCGACAACTTCTCTTACGGTATTACCTTGGATCATTCCTTCAGGAGCTTTATCTTTTACTGTTTGTAAGAAGTTCTTACCAGTATCTAATAAGTTACCACCTTCAGCATGAGATAAGATTTTATTTCTTAATCGTAATTCATCTTGTTTATCTTTCTTACGATCTGCTTTATCTAAATCTGGATTGAATGGATTCAAATCAGATGGAATAATTAACTCGCCTTTAGATACAGTAGTCAATGCTGTATGCGGTACAGATAGAGAACCAAATGCATAACCATCTCTATGATTAAATGCCCGTTTAGCTAGTATTTCTAATTGAGTACCAGTGGAACTTGGAGCACCTTTATTATTATTGCTAACCGGTTTAAATTTAGGTTGTCTAGAAGCAGATGACTGATTGAAAGCTGCTTGATATCCAGCCGCAATATCCTTTAATTGATCTTCTGGTTCTAGGAAACTTTTAGGTGCAGGACCAAACATTATAGATCTAGCTAATGCTTCAGCTTGAAGAGGATTCATGCCTGGTTTACCACGAACCAATTCAGCTAATTTACTACCAGCACCAGTTAGAGCATTCTTAGCAGAATCTTTAGCATCATTGAACCAGTCTAGACCAAAGTCTTTAGCGAAGTCTTTAATCTTACCCCAGCCTTTTTTGACTATAGGTTCCCAGAATTTCTTATCTAACCAATCTCTAACTTTATTGAAAGTGGTTTTTAATTCAAAAGCCATCTTATCATAGAAGCCACGAATTTGTTCACCATCTTCATCTTTTTCACCAGTTTCATGGTCAAAGAAGAATTCATATAAACTATCATCTACTTTAGTAATAACTTCAGCAGCAAATAGCCTAGGATTTTTAAGAATTTCATACCAGTTGCTTAAAGCAGCTTTACCTTTACCTTTAAGACCTTTAGCATTAGTTACATTACCAAACTTAGATTTATCTCCTTTATCAAAGACATTACCAAGTTTATTGATATCAACTTCATCTAAAGTCTTACCAACATCATCAGGATCTACTGTATCTTTAGATCTAGATGGATTACTAGCTTTAACTTTTGCATAGGTCTCTTCAATCGTTTCAGCACGATTTTCTTTCAAGACACTATATTTAATAAAGTCAGTATCAATATAATCAGGAGCAGCAGTAGCATTAAGTCTATTTCTAACACCAAGCTTTTTACCTTTACGGAATTCATTTGTACGAATTAAATAAAGTTCAGAAAGCATAGCTTTAAAGATAGATTCTTGACTAGCCATCGCTTTGCTCATCATTTCATTATTGGCTTGAATAGCACTTTTACCTTCGCCTCTACTTTTACTACGATTATTCATCATAGCTTCAGGAGACCAACCAGCCTTCTCTTGGTTTTGATAATACTCTGCTTGGCTACGGAAAGCATCAGC